TCATTTAGTCCCCTCCTTGGTTGTTGTTGCTGTGGTCTCTGACTTCTCACTCTCGCTGTTGTTCACTGCGTCTTTGGCCTCGGCGCCACCAGAATCCCCCTCGTCACCTGGCCCTTCGGGCGTGTCAGGGGAGTCGTCCCCTGTGGCCGCGAGGACGTGGACCACCCACGGTTCTTTATGAACGTAGAGGCCACGCCCGGGTTGGCGTCGAACAAGTTTGTGACCCGCAATGGGGCCATCCTCGCGCGGAGCGGAGAGCAGCAGCCACGCAGACTGGTCGCGGATGGCCTGCATCACCGGGTGATAGGCGGCGCGGGCGAACGGGCCCGACCGGCGGGCCATAACCACGTGCAGGCCGATATCGGCAGCGTAGGGCAGCAACGGCACAAGGGGGTCGAGGCCGGGGTCGGCGTCGGCATCGTCGATGACCACGAACAGCTCCGGTCCTTCCCACCAGGTGCGCTGCTTGAGCTGCTGCGGGGTGACCTCGGGGCCGGGAATGCGCTCGCGGAGCACGTCGGCCCACCTGCGCAGCTCGGCGCGGAAATCCTCCGGCACCCGGTAGCCCGGTTGGTCCAACAACCCGCGGCGGGTATCAGTGACCAACCACTCTGCGGACGGCGTTGCGGACGGTTCTGCGGCACGGGACTGCCCGGACCGAACGGCACCGATGAGGGCGCGCAGGGCCGTGGTCGCGCCCGCGCCGGACTGGCCAACCACCACGAAGTGCGGGAAGACACGGTAGTCCCACACCACGGGCGCCAGTTGCGGCCCGCCCAGCGCAAACGCTGCGGGGTTGGCAAGCTCGGCGGCGGTGAGCACATCGGGCAGCACGCGCATCGTGCGAACCTCCTCGCCGCGGCTGGCGCACACAGACCGAACATGCTCGATGTCCTGCGCGGTGGTCAGGGCGAACTGGGTGTGCTTGCCACGCGGGGACACTCCCCTGCCCGGCAGGTCCGGCAGCGATTTCTGTGCATCCCGGAAATGGGCATCCAGCGGGGTCATGCGCAGTTCCATGTGCCCGGTGAGCACGTCGCGCAACGCGGGGCGGAAGTTCCAGCGCAGCGCGGTGACCACCACGTGAAGCCCGCGTTCCAGGCCTGTGGTGGTGAGCCGGATGACGCGCTGTTCCTGTTCGCCGAGCTGGTCCACTCCGTCGAGGAGGAGCAATCGTGGCCCGGTGGTGTTGTCGAGCTCGTCGAGCATGCGGGGCAGCCCCTCCTCGTCGACCACGGCCGCGACCTGCGGCAAGCGAGTCAACGCCGCAAGCGATCCGCCGGGGTCGAACACGTAGATCGCCAGGCCCGGGGTGCTCAGCGCCAAGCCCAACACGAGGGTGCGCAGCAGCGTGGTCTTTCCCGTGCCTGGTTGGCCCACGATGGCCCAGTGCTTGCGGTTGATGTCCACGTCCAGCGGCACCTGAGTGCCCTCAAACGGCAGGTCTTCCATCCCCACCCGTGCCACGCCGGGGCGCACGGGTGTCATGATCTCGCTGGCGGCGAGCACCTCTGGCAGGGGCGGTAGCCACACTGGGTTGAGGTTCGGCCCTTCCAGCCGGTCGATGACCATCTGCAGGGTCGTGGTTTCCGCCGTCACCTCTGCCCCGAGGGTGCGCACGAGGCGCTGGTCCCGTGGCAATTCCGGTCCGGAGACGTAAGCCGATTGGAAGCGGACCTTGTCGTGCGCCGCCAGGATGGCCGCACCCGGTGTGGCGGGAAGCTCGTGGGCGGCGGTCGAGCCGATGAGCTGGCGCGATTCGGACGCGGAGAAGGTGCGCAGCGCGATGCGATAGCTCAGGTGCGATTCCAGCCCGCGCAGCCTCCCCTCCTCAAGTCGCTGAGTGGCCAGCAGCAGGTGCATCCGCAGGCTTCGGCCCAACCTGCCGATGGCGGCGAACACGTCCGCAAACTCGGGCCTGGCGTGCAACAGTTCGGAGAACTCGTCCACCACGATGAACAGCGCCGGCATCTCGCCGGGGTGGGCGGCGTTGTATTCCGCGGCCGTGCGCATCCCGGCGCGGCGCAGTTTCTCCTGCCTGCGGTGCATTTCTCCCAACAGGCTGTCCTGCATGCGATCCACCAGGCCCGCTTCGTCGGCGAGGTTGGTGATGAGCGCGGAGGTGTGCGGCAGCCGCTCCATGCCTAGAAAGCTCGCGCCGCCTTTGAAGTCCACGAGCACGAAGTTCAGTTCCTTCGCGCTGTGCTGGTGCGCAAAGCTGATGACGACGGACTTGAGCAGCTCCGACTTGCCACTACCCGTGGCACCCACGCACAGCCCGTGCGGCCCGATGCCGCCCTCGGCCGATTCCTTGATGTCCAAATAAACGGGACTTCCCGAGAATCCGATGGGCGCCCGCAGGTCTCCACCGGGCAGTTCCAGCAGTGAGGTGGTGCTGGATACCGTGGACCGACCCCGGCAGATCCGCGCGAGTTCCACGTCGCTGAGCTGGTCGGCCACGCCGAACGGCGCCCACCCGTCGGTTGTCCAGGCGCTGACGCGGAAGCCATCGTCCACCCCGTCGACTAAGAGGTGCAGCCCCTGCCCGCGGGCGGTATCAACCCATTCTGGGGAGGGGTCGGTGACCACGGCACCGGCGGTGACTGGCGTGGTTCCGGTGCATACCGTGATTTTCCGCGGACCGTCGTGGGGCAACCATTCGTCGTGCGGTCCCACGATCGTGAGCGCCTCGGGGCTCTGCATCACCAGTTGTGCCTGCATGGCTCGGGCCAGGCCGGCAGCCCCCTCGCCTTCGATCACCACGCAGTGGAAGCTGGTGAGGTCCACGGACACGGGGGCTTCCAGCGTGGCGTAGGTCATCGCCAGGCTGCGCAGGCTCATGGCGCTCACCGGCTCGAGGTCCTCGGGCGGAGCGCTGACGGGGATTTCCAGCGGATCATCCGGGGCCTGGATGGCGGTGCCAATGCGCACCACTCCGGGATCGGCGGTCACGTCCGTGCCGGTCACGATGTGTGTCCATAGCGTGTCCGGTGCCGGGTGTGCTGCCAGCATGCTGTCCAGCTGCTGGTCTCGCTTGCGCCGCAGGGTGTCCGCGAGCGCGTCGATGTGGCGGTGGAAGGATCGCCGCATTTCATCCACGTTGGTGCCGGGTTGGAACATCATCGCCATGTTCTGCTGGCGTGGCGGTAACCTGCGGTGTTTGTGTTTGTGCTGGTCAAGGCCACGCGGTGAATACGGAAGTTACGGGTATTTCGGTGGCTATAGGCGCTCGTGCGGACTTTTTGCGGACTTTCCAGGGGTTAGGAACCGGAACTGGGTACCCCCAAATTGACGTAGCACCACGTTTCTTTGCGCACTAGGTTGTCACACACACTAGGTGTGCGCTATGCTTAGGGTGTAAGCAAGAGAGACAAGGAAAAGAAAATGAGCTTCTTCCGCATCCAGCCCACCGACCGCCCCGACATCCTCGACCCCGAGAACCAGACCAGCACCTCCTGGAACGACCTCGAGGACACCCGCCACGGCGTCTCGGTCTGCAACTCCCGCGAAGAACTCGCCGAATACCTCGCCCAGACAGGAATCCCCTTCCAAGACGACTGGGAGCTACTCGAAATCGACGGCCCCTACTCCGACGAAGAAGACGAAGACGAACACCTCGGCTGCTCCCTCATCCTCCCCACCGAGATCATCGCCCGCGAAACCATCGGCGACGCCTTCGTCTACGAGATCCTCGACGCTTACGACAACCTCGCCGCCTAACCCCCCACCACCATCCAAGGAGACTAGACAATGAGCACCTACACCGACACCCAGATCATCAAGACCATCACCCACATCATCGACATGGACGAAGCCGCCATCGGCGACGCACTAGACACCTACATCAGTCAGCTCGAGACCCTCGAAAACCGCACGATCGACCGCGACGACATCAGCAACGAAGACGCCGACTTCCTCATCGAATCCGTCAAATCCGCCCACAACGCCGGGGACTACGGCGAGCAGGAACTCGCCCAGCTCGAGGAACTCGCCCAACGCGCCGACGATCTCAAAGACAGCTACGACGCCGCCCGCGACGAGCGGAACCAGGCAGTGCGCGCTGCTATCCGCGCGGGAGCGACCGTCGCCGACGTCGCAGCAGCCGGGCACCTCTCCAAGACCGGCGTGCGCAAGCTCATGGAGCAGTAAGCATGGCCATGTGCATGCACCCCCGCTGCCATCACGAGGCCGTGGCCACGGGGTACTGCCTACGCCACTACAGGCAAGCCCGGGCGGGGCATCTGATCGTCGAGCCGGAGATCGGCGACCCATCCGGCCATGGCCGGTATGGCATCCTCGACGAGGACGGCCACACCGTCTTGTGCCACGAGTGCGGAGAGTGGAAACGCCGACTGGGCGCGCACGTGCGCATGGCGCATGACATCAGCCCCCGCGAGTACAAGATCAAGCACGGCCTACTCTTATCGCGTGGTCTGACATCGGCGATGGCTCGTGAGGAAATGTCCGCCCGCGCGAGGGCACGTGTCGGCGGGGCGGGGTGGAAGAAGCTCGAGGAAAAGCGCGACCCCACCAAAGCGGCGCACGCCCGCGAGTTCGAGACCATGCGCGGCGCATCGAGGGCGCAGCTATCTGATCGTGCGCTGAAAAACCTCGGCGGCAAAACAAAGCCCACCCAGCGGTTCACCTGCATCATCTGCGGACGAGAGTTCGAGGGCGCGCACTTCGCCCATCGGTGTAGTGACGAGCGGTGCACCCGCATCCACGCCTACCGGGTCAGCGGAAAAGGCCCACGCGGACAAGAAATGCGCGACAAACACGCGGCCGGCGAGTCCTACAGTGCGCTCGGCCGCGAGTACGACCTCACCTACCGTGGCGTAGCGATAGCAATCAAGCGGTTTGAGCAGCATCTATCGGAGGTCAATGAGCTGCGCGAGGAACACGATTTCGAGCTGATGCCGTGGGAGAAATAAGAAAAGGCCCCCACCAGGGAGCAGCGGGGGGATAAGCTCAACCCGGTGGGGGCGTGTGCGCGGCGGGGGATCCGCGCGAAAACAGTATGACACACCACAGCTGGGTGTGCAGTGCTACTCCAAATCATCCCGGATTGATGCAGGCACCGCCGGACCCGAGCCATGCATCCGACGCCACGCCCGAATGTGATCCAGTGCATGCCGATACTTTCGCCCCAAATAGTCCAGTCTATCCTCCAGTACTGACACCTTCGACTCCAGCTGGCCGATAGCCTTGTCGCGCTCCTTCAGCCGCGTCTCCGTCCACTCCTGCATCTCGTCAAACATCGCCTGCCACTCCGGGCCACGCGCAGCATGCAGCTTCGCCTGCGTATCAGACCGGACAGACAACCGCGTCCCCTGGTAGCCGATCAGGCCAGAGATAACCCCAGCGAGCGGGACCCACAGTACATCCCAATTCACGCGCTCACCCCCTGCGGCCCGCGACCATATCCCCACAGCACCATAGCCGCGAATGCGAAATACAAGATGGATGTGACATAACCGCGCTCACTAGCACCGGACAGCCACGCGCCCATATACAGCAGCCCCCACAGCACGTGCAGGGACGTACCAGCGCCGACCATCAACGGCCCGCCACGGCGTCGCCACACAGCCAATAGCCCCAGCAGGCCCACTCCGATCCACACCGCGGCTGCTATCCACGTGGGAATCCACCGCTCCACAGCCGGTATCGGCCCATCATCCACCGCGAAAGGCAAGTAGGTGACCCCCTTGAGCAGGCACGCCAGGGAGACAATGAGCAGCCCCACCCAATCACTGGACTTAGCGGTCTTTATCCTGTGCATGACCATGACTACACATCCTAAGCCGCGTGCCTGCCGTACGACCGCGCGGACTCGTCATACGCAGCGGAGTCCCGTAGGGCATCGTCACTGAACTGGGCCGGGGCGGTCTCCACGTACGCGGCCTCCAAGCGTGGGGCCATAGACGGAGTGATAGCCCCAGGCGTAAACGCGTGCACCACTGCCTGGGCGAGCACGATCACAGCACCGATGACCAGCGACACCCACTCCGGCGCCCCGACCGCCAGGACGGTAGCTATCTGCGCGAGCTGCGCGACACCGCCAGCCACGGCCACGATCGTGTCCTTGCGCCGCACTGCCCACGGCTGCGTGGCCAGATACTCGGACACGGCGACGCTGAAAGCGCTCTGAGGTTCCATTTACTTCTTCCCTCCTGTGCGTGCACGATCATCTGCAATCGCGGTCGAGATGATCGTCTCCGGGTCAAGCCCCAGCTTCCGGGCAATGGCCTTCGCCAGGATCAGCGCACACCAGCCGTTGAGGTCTTGCACCGCCGCGAGGTCTCGCGGGGAGAACTTCACATCGGGGTTGACGATGCTGGTGATCGGCGCGTCCTGGGCGCGTAGCCGATCAACTGATTCAATAGCCGCGAGCTTCGCGTCGTTGAGTGCTGCGGCGGATACGCCGGATAGTTCAGTCATGTTTCCTCCTTGAGGTGGTTGTGGTTGTGCGGCATTTCCGTTGAAAATCGCTGCGAGTTGGTCGCGGGTGCCCCGATAGGCGTTCACATCTACGATGAATCCAGCGACCTGGCCGTTGGATCCGTACTGCAGAATGTCAGGCTTGCGGTCGCCTAGCGGGTAGGACCAGCCGGGATGTTGGTCTCCACCATCACCGACGTAGGCCTCCCGGTAGGGTGCGGTGCGGTTCCTCCCGTAGTTGGATACCCAGAGTGCGCCGAGGCCGTCCATCGACGGCTCCCCTCCGGGCATCCGCTCCCAGTACCACGCTCCGGAGTAGATCCCCGGCACGCGGTAGCCACGGGCTTCCAGTTCGCGCTTCGCTGCCCACACGTCATCTTTGGTGAGTAGCTTCCGCCCGTCAGGGGCGACGGACTCCACGTCGATCCACACGGGTAGATCGCGCCGACCTGACATTTGTTGGTCGATGACATCGACCTGCTGGGCGATGCTGGTGCCCTCGCTGGGCGCTCGTAGATACCAATAGGTAGCCGTGAGCAGCCCTGCGGATTCCGCGTCCGCGAGGTGCGATGCAAACACCCGGTCGCGGTAGGTGCCGTCACACAGCCGGATAATCGCGAAGTCAATCCCCTCCGCTTTGGCTCGGGCGAGGCTCATCCCGTCCTGGTGCTCGGATACGTCAACGCCGAAGATCGTCACTGTGCCTCCTTGGGGTGGGGTTTGCTGGGTGTGCGCGTGTAGCCACGTGGCGGGGTCTTGGTGTTTGCCGCCCGTGCGACCCGGTGGTCCCCACACCTCGAAATGGAGGTGTGGGCCGGTGGAGCCTCCTTCGCTGCCGACGCGGGCGATAAGCTGCCCGGCTGTGACACGATCCCCGGCACGGACGTAGATCTCGTGGTGGCGCATGTGGCCGTAGATGAAGTCCACGCCATGGGTGGCTTGTGAGTCCTGCCAGATCCAGTTTCCGAAACCGGACACGCTCCCCGGCGCACGGTCAGCGCCCTGGACAATCACCCCGTCTGCCACGGCGTAGATCGGGGTGCCGAGTGGTGCTGCGAAGTCCAGCCCGGCGTGGAATGCGCCCCAGCGTGGCCCGTAGCCGGAGCTGAGAGTGTAGGTGCCCTCTTTGAGCGGGTAGTTAACCATGCCCATGAGTTAACCCCCAGGTGCAGTCCTGGGGGTTGTTCTCGACGGCTCCTATTGCCGAAAATCGGACCCTAGTACCCGCCGATGAAGCTGATGCTGTACTCACTGACTACACCACGGTCTTGCGGCGACATGCCAGCATTCGTTGGCGCCCACACCCACGGGTACAGCCTTGTCCCAGCCGCCAGATACAGGCAGCGGGAGGTTACCGTGATACGCCCAAATCCGAAGTCCTGCCACAACAGCACCCCCTGGTCGCCCGCTGCCGTGGACGTCGACAAACCGATACCGCGAGCCCCCTGGTCGTTACCCCACGTCTGCGCCGCTGACAGGTTGTAGATGCCGTTGACAGGGGCATACAGGTACGCGTCACCGCCCGTCGGTGCGAAAGCGCAGCCATTCTGGTTCCGGGACACCACCATCCGCTCAGTGCCGCCGGCGCGTAGCCGGGTGAACGCGTTGCCCGGGGGGTTGTACCACGGCCCGGACCACACCAAAGATCCGTGAGGCTTCCTCGTGTACGACGTAGACCCGAAAAGCGCGAGCTTCTGGTCATCGCTCATCACGCCAGCGGGCCCCTGAGGCCCATCTGCTCCCCGCGGGCCGGGCGGGCCTTGGATGTTGCCCTTACTCACCCATGCCATACCAACCCCCTAGCTCAGCTCGTACACGGTTCCGCTAGCGGTATCTAGATAGAAATCCCCTGCGAGCGCACCAGAAATGGAACCAGGCGTGCCCGTGCCGGTGAACCACTTCGAGCCACGCTGACCAGGTTCGCCCTTAGGGCCAGCACTACCAGCCGGGCCCTCGGGACCCTGGGGGCCTTGGATACCCTGCTGACCAGCTGGACCCGCCGGGCCTGCCGGGCCTGCAGGGCCGACGAAATCAACGCCGCGCCCTTCCGGTGGGAACGCCGTGCCTGTCCACACGTAGAGGTCACCGTCGGTGTTGACAATGTAGCCCTTACCTGCATCCTCTGGCGTGAGATTGGTCGGCAGCTGCGAATACGTGTCAACCTGTCCAGCGACAGACACAGACTTACCGTCTACGCCCGCAGGACCTTGCGGACCACGATCGCCCTTAGGGCCCTGCAGTCCCTGGGGCCCCGGCTCACCCTTGGGGCCTCTAAGATTGCCCTTCTGCGTCCATGCCATCGTTTTATCCCTCTTCCAGCTCGTAAATATCGCCCGTCGTGGTATCCAGCCAGGTGTCGCCCGGCTTAGAGCCCGGTATCACATCCGGCGGTGTACCCTGCCCCGTCCACATCACGGGGCCAGAGGACGCCGGGCCAGGTTCACCCTTCGGACCCACCGGGCCGCGTGGACCCGCTGGCCCCGGCGACGGGTACAGCATCGCATCACCCACCACCATGGGCTCTGACCTCGACACTGGTATAGCCACTGCCCTGCCTCCTATCGCCGCGTGAGGTGGCCCAGACACATGAGGTGCCACTGGCCACCGGTCTTGATTTCGATTTTTGCTTCGGTGCGATCCGGTACCGCGTCCATCACGGTGGCGGGGATGATCACCTCAGCTATGCCGTTGGACACCTCGAAGCTATAGCGCTGCTCTCCGATGATCGCTACGAGCTCTTGCACGTCCCCGGCGAATCCATAGGTGACCCGGAAATCCCGCCCTACGTAGTGCACTGGTTCCCAGCTGTACGGTTCCCATTGGTGGCTACCGCTCATGACTAACCCTCCACCGGGTAGTTAATGTGGAACGTAAATGTACCTACCGGGTACCCGCCGAGGATAAAAGGCGTGCCAGTTCCCGGACCGCCATTCGGTGTCTGACAGACATACGGCCACAGTCGAGCATCATCGATCCTGCGATTTGTCCACAGCATGCCGCGCGTCCACCCCGCCTTGATCAAGCACTCAGCATGCCAGTCGTACGAGCCATCACCGCCATAGCCGAAAGTGAAAAGGTGACCCATCGACCAGGTATCCGGTTGCCACCCGGAGCAGGCCACAGGCAGGTCAACGGTCATTGGACCGTCACCGTAGGTAGCACCTGTCGCCCCTGGTTGGATGTAGATGTAGCCGTCGAGCATGCCGTCGACTACACGGTAGCGGCCGCTAGCGGTGCCACCATTACCGAGGCCAGCGACAGTTCCACCGGACGTCCCGTTAGGGGTATTCGATCCGTAGTAGCGAAGCACCGGATTCCATGTCTTCCACGGGTTCGAGGCCGTGGACACATCGCGCCACACCCCGTCGTCATCCAGGCGCTTCGTGTATGTCTGCTTATCCACGGTGAGCAGTGTGCCCACACGGGCGTCGATCATGCTCGGAGAGGCCAGCGCCTCCGCGCTCGTGCGATACGGGCCGCCATCACCGCCCCACAGCCGATAATCAGTGAGCGACGATACCGTCGTAGAGCCTGCAGACACACGCACCGTGGCAATAAGCGCGTCATACATCACGCCGGGAATCCGGTTGATCTGCGACTGGTTCGGCGCAGACGAGCGGTTAACCGGGACGCTTGTCGAGCTGCCTTTCACAGCGACCAGCGACTGCGACGCGGTAGACCAGTCGATCCGGATGCAGATCGCGTCGTACCGATACCCAGAACTCTGTGCATCACACGTCACCGTCTCCGTACCCGTCGAGCGGATCCGGCTACCACCGGCAAAACCAGCGCCCGCTGAAATGCTCACAGTCCGGTTACTGCCCGTCGACGGCCGCAGATCAGTCGGAGAGTCGACCTTGAACCGCGCCGACAGAATCTCCTGCATATCCGCGAACTGGGCGGGCCCGATCGTCGTATTCGACGTGGCCAGTGCCGTGATTGCCATGGTTTTACCTCCGGGACTGCTCGTCCAGCTTCTTGTCCAGCTCCATCACCGTCGTGTAGAGCGATCGATCTTTAGTATCAGGCGTGGAGACCTTTGGTGTGACGGTCATCGACACAGGCGTGAGCACCGCCGTGACCTCCGTGATGACCTGACTGATCTCCCCCACCCCTGGCAGCACCACAGTGGCCACGTCCCCCACGTCATATTGGCGTGGAAATTTGCCGTCCGTGCCGAACTCCCACGCCGTGGCTGGCGTCACGGTCGCGTCCAGGTCGACCGAGCCCGCTGCCTGTGCCAGCTCCGCCTCACCCACATCCTGCAGGATCTGACCCTCCGAGCTCGCCCCCGCGTAGCCCTCACGCCGCGCCCACGGGCTGACAGGCTCCGTGCTGGACACAACCTGCACGAATTTCTGCTCCGTCTTCTCACCCCTGTCACCAACGATCAGGCGTGTCTTCGTAGGCCTCGAATGCGTGAGTTTCCACTGGTCGAGGTCCTCGGACAGGCCAGACCACACCAGGCCGGGCTGCTCCCGGTACGGCACCACATCCGCCACAATCGTGGGGCGCGTCAGAGACAGCTGCCCGATCGGATCGTCGCCGGGCAACCACGCGTCGAGCTTCAACCGGTAGCCGGTACCCACCAGCGCTTTTTCCACCAGGTCAGCCACGGTGTCATTGCGAGAGCGGATAGTGACCTGCGGACCCCGGCGCGCATCCGGCATGACCGCGATAGGGTGCCCGACCCGATCCGCGCCGATCTGAACCAGGCGCTTGATGACGGTCTCTAGGCGGTCGGTCAGTACGTATTCCTCCGCTGACTGCTGCAAATTCAGGGGCTGGTCTGGCACCGGCGGTATCAGCTCACCATCGAGCAGCGACCACGATGACGCCGTGGTGATACGGATACGCGGATCATTCCGGCTATCCGCGTCAGCATAGGGCTGCGCCTCGACAACGCTGGAAATGTGCCGCTTACCGTTCAGAGTGACCACGACCAGCACCCGGCCGTCAGCCGGTAGGCACTGCCGCGTCAGCCACGTCAGCGGAGTGTCCAACACCACCGTCCCGGACGTGCGATCAGCCCACGTCACCTCGATCTTCTCCGACAGCTCCACCCGCCCCAGGGGTCCTGTGCCATCCCACTCCCACAGCTCGACCTGCATCGGATCGTACGTCCGCCCACGCGGCGTGTTATACACAGTGCTCACTAGCTTTCCTCCTAGAACGGGCGGGCGAACTGCTCACGCGCAGTGACAATCACGGCCGACTCCGTGGTCATGCCCTCCGCGATAATCGTCAGCGGAAGACGATCCCCCACTGGCATAGGCGCGTACGTACCACTCAGCTTGCTGTACCGGTTCTCCCCACTGCCCGCCTCCACGGCGAAGCGGTTACCAGGCTTCGTGGACACCACGACCTGCTCACCCGCTGGAATCGACCCGCTATAGGCCAGCAGACCGCCCTCCACACCGAACCGGACAGTGCTCATCGGACCCACCAGCGTCCACGTAAGCCACACCGGGCCCTGGCCGTTATTCGAGATGAAAAGGTCCTTAGCCGCCGACGCGGACGAGATGTACAGTGGCCAGCCCTTACCGGAAGGGCCGTAGAACGGGGTGCCCGAGCCCGCCACGGCGTTCGACGCGAACCGTACCGACTGCTCCGGGCCAGACCAATACGAATCCGGGGACGTGAGCAGCCACGCTTCGCCGAGGTTCTCGTCAATACCCGAACCCGGATCATAGGGGTACGTCGTACCGGGTGTGTCCCGCAGCCTGCAGACAAGCTCACGGATCTCACCATCGGGACGTGTCACACGTAGCACGCCCGTGTCGAAAGGCGAATTGGCCTCCGACCACCACTCATCGGCCAGGCGGTAGTACTCCGTGCCCGTCTTCTCATCCGCAACCAGCAACTTTAGGGACGGCTCCGCGCGGCGCACCTGCGCACCAGCCCACTGCGTACCACCGCGAACATAGGTGTGCTCGATCGGGGACAGGGTGAAATCGGACTGTCCCACGTCGAGCAGAACGCCCTCCGTACCCGCGGTTAAATCCCACGTCTTACCGTTCCGATCCAGCCACTCCACCGTCAACCGCTCATCAGATTGCATTATCGCCTACCTCCACGAATCTCCGCCTTAAGCTGCAGTTCCTCGGCTGCACGCAGCGGGCGCGTCTCATCAGCCGCGACGATCGTGCCAATGTTGATCGAGTAATCCCCGCCACCAGGCCCCGACGCGCCACCGGCCACGCCAGACACATCCGCCCGGTAGCCAGACAGGTTCGCCGCAGCGCTGTCCATCAACGCCTGCGACGCAGACGCAGCAGCCCCACCAGACCGCAGAATGCCCTCCGCGAAAGCGTCACCGATCGACAAGCCGGAATACAGCACCCAACCGCGACCAGAGAACGGCCCGCGCTTCGCTGGGGAGAACGGGAAGAAGTCACGCGCCGCCTGAACAGCAGACTTAGCGGCATTAGCCACCGCACCGATCATTGCCTTAATGCCATTAATGAAGCCCTGAATAAGTGCACGCCCGGACTCCACAAGAATCGAGCCCACATTCCCCAGTGCTGCCCGCGCCCGGCCCGGCATCTGCGACACCACCGCGACAGCAGTGGACACACCACTGCTGAACGCCCCGACAATGGAGCCCCACATATTGCTCATGAAGCTCACGGCAGTCATCACCAATCGGGAGAAGAACCCAATAAGCGTTGAAATCCAACCCGCGACCATGCCAATCACGCCGCCGATCATCGAGGCGAACCCGGCGATCACACCCGTCACGAAGCCAAGAATCGACGCCAACGCCGACGCGACGAAGCCGATGATGCCCGCCAACAGCGACGCGAAAGCTGCAATGACACTCACAATGATCGAGATCACCGGAGCGACAGCAGTGACGATCGAGCCGAAGACGCTCACCAGGCTGCCTATCACCGGCAGCAGCGCAGTGATCACTGGCATAAGCGCGCTAACGATGGTCACAGCCAACTGAACAATCGTGGAAATAATCGGCGTCAGCACCGCAATGACCTGAGCCAGCGTGCCAGCAATCTGGATAATCACCGGTACCATAGCGACAATCACTGGCATCAACGCGGCCATCAACTGCTGCGCCACTGTCTGAAGCATCGTGATCAACGGATTCAGAGACTCCACGATCGACATGAACGCGCCCTTCAACGGCTCCATAACACCAGGCACCTGCGTAAACGCGGCGATGACCAGACCAATTATTCCAACGACCAGCCCGAGGGGGCCGGACAACAATCCGAATACTGGCCCGATCATGCGCACCACGTTCAGCACACTCATGATCGGCCCCACCAACGACCCGAACACAGCGACCGCACCGGCTATCGCTGCCCCTACAGCCAGCAGCGTTGGGCTGATGTTGGATAGCGAGGTTGCGAAGCTAGAGATCATCGGAGCTGCCGCAGTAAGTGCACTAGCCAGCGCGGTTCCCAATACCGCAATAACCTGCCCTAACGCGGGGAGCAGCGGAGATACGGCCTGCAGCACGGCTCCGAACGCGGCACCGAGCGGAGCGACAGCCGGAGCGATCGCAGCCAACCCGGCGCCCAGGCCGTCGATCGCAGCCGACAGTCCCGGACCAATGGCCTGGATGAAGCCGGAAATGGCGGGAGCCACCGTGGAGCCTATGATCCCAGCGAGCTGCCCGAGCAGCGGCATGATCGTAGCGACCGCTGCCCCCATCGACGTGAAGAAGTCAGTGAGAGCGGACATGCCAGCAACAGAGTTCACCCACTGATTAGTAGACTCGATGACCTGCCCAATCGTGCCCAAGAACGGCTGACCAGCAGCAGACATAGCCGAGAAGACGCCGCTGACAATGCCTCCGAGCTGCTGCATCACCCCCCACAGCTGCTGCGCCTTAGCCACCGCATCAGTGAAAAACGCCTGCAGGGAACCGTCAGCGAACCCCCTAGTCATCGACTCGCCCCAGCTCTGCGCGACCTCAGCGATCTTCGCCGACAAATCCGCAAAAATAGGCGCCGCCGCAGCACCCACGGAAATTAACCCTTGCAACACCCCAGCAAACGCCTGCGACAGGCTACCTGCCGCCGCGCCCGCATTGTCAATGAGGGTCCGCACGGCTGTCAGGCCGGTGCCCTGGCTCACGAAATCAACAAGACCAGCCGTAGCCGTGCCCATATCCGCAGCCAGCGCCCGCATAGCGTCACCAAGGGGCGCTACCAACGCCTGCAGGTTGCCAAGGTTCGACAGGTTAGACCAGAAAGCGCTGCTAATCCCGTCACCAAGGTCAGTGAAGCTCGTCTTGAGGTCACGCAGCGCGGTAGCACCAGCCTGAGCAGCCGGGGGCATGTCAGCAATCGCAGCAGCGAACGCGGCCGGGTCAGCAGCCTTCAGCGCATCACCCATCCCCGAAAAGGACGTTTTCAGCACCCCCACCGCCATAGCAGCCGACCCCAACGCCGCCGGCGCCATCGCACCAGTCAACGCCGCCATAGGAGCCAGCGCAGACCACGCCGCCCCACCAATCGCAGCCAAAGACGGCGCTAGCCCAGCCACCGCCACAGTCGCAGCACTAGCGATACCGCCGAACTTCGCCAACGTGCCCGCCAGAGAGCCTACCGAGCCGATAGCGGACGCAGCCCCCGCACCAAGCGCACCGAAACCGCCTTTGACATTCATCCGCACGTCAATATCGCCCGCTGCGGCCTGTGCCTCAGACACCGCGCGCCGAGCCGACGCCGACAACCGAGACGGGTCGACATCCATCCTCACGTCGATCTTCGAGACCTCGGACGCGGCCTGAGCAGCCTTCCGAGCATCCTCCACCAGCTGCGACGTATCCGTGTCCATCTTCACGTCAATAGCCGGGGCGGTATCCTCCGCCGCCTGGATAGCGCGGTGCACCTTCTGAGCAAAATCAGCAGTATCTAGATCCAGCTTCACGTTGATCTTCGCGGACTTCTCAATCCGGCGAATCTCCCTCATCAGCGCCTGGTACGTCCCCCGCGTATCCGGCATGACTCGGACATTCGCCCTACCTACTGTCGGTCCACCAGCCATCTACTCACTCCAGCTTCGCCTGTCCTGCATTCCCCGCTAATGCTCGCAGGCGATCACGGCGAGACCGCCTTTCACGACGCTTTGCAGCCACGTAGCCCGGATGGTGCTCCCACTGCCTGAACTCCGGCTTCTTCTTCCCCTCCGAGGCTTTCATAAACCGCACAGCCTCCACCGCGTTACGCACGTCGAGCTGCAGATAATCCTTATCTGTCCAACCCTTACCGCCGTCGTAACCCTGCAGCTTCGCCGCGAGACGGGAATCCTGCGGCAGCCCGGAAATCAGCAGGCAAATCTCCTCCGGCTCCCACTCCTGAACCACCTGCACGAGCCGTAGACCATAGAACTCCTGGAAATCCGGCACCAGAGCGGTGCCGAACCGTTCCACCTGCTCGTGCAGGGCGATCAGTTTCCCAGGCGAGAAGCGACCTTCCCCATAGCCGCGAACAACGCCTTCTCCGGCTCGTCAGAATCAATCAACCACTGCTCCATGGCCTCACGATCCTCAGCCTGGCCGAGCAGGAAATCCTGAGCGGCCTCCATCATCTCGCAGACGATCTCGAAATCTTCCTCCGATACCTCGTCCGTCGGATCACCATTCTTGAAGCTGTCAGGCAGCTTGGACTCTATCTCCTTGAGCTTTACGAGCTGCTTCTGCACCCTCATACGAGCAGCGGGCAGCATTTTCTTCATGTCTCGCACGGCAGGCATGCCGGACAAGTCCACGTCCGAGATCGTAGTGTCGAAATTGGGGTCAACTCCACCCAACGCCGGGCTGGGGTCAACCGTCGCGCCCTCCGGGGCGGTGGTAATCGGCTCGTAATCCTCCGCCTGGGCTGTGATCCGGTCAACGTACTGCTGGTAATCCTGCTCGGCCATCAAGGGCTCCTCACTCAAGTGCAAAAAATGTCCGGTGAACAAGGAATATGCTCCCCTGCACACCGGACACTGACCGGATTACTCGACAACAACTAGCCCGCCGCTGCGGCCTTCAGATGCGCCGCGACGATCGTGCCCTTGCCCTTCTCAGTCGAGACCAGCACGGAGTACTTCACCGGCAGGCCAGCGAACTTCTCCGGATCCAGCTCCAGGGAATCATTCGGCGCCGTCTCCGTCTTGAAATAGTGAATGCCGATCGCCGAATCGCCATCGACGATCACGACAAGCAGGGCGACCTTCGTGGAGGTGTACACGCGCGGCATCTCGAACTGCCCCTTGGTGCCCTCGATCGTGCCCGGGCCGAAGCGATGCTTCAGGGGAACCTCAGACCACTGGATCGGGGTGACCTTCACCGACTCCGTGATCTTCGTAGGAGTCATGCGAAGGCTGTCGTTCTCCCACGCGCCCTTACGCTCACCACCATCAGTGTCAGCCTCGAAAGCAGGAAGCTCATCCTCGGAGGTATACCCCAGCGGGAGGAAAGAACCCAGAGCACCAGTAGCACCCTTCTTCACCCACTGCGTGAGCTCGTCAGCCGTAGGTGCGTCAGTGCCCTCCGGGGCGATCAGCACCGCACCCCGGCCAGGGATGAACACCGCGGCGTCATCATAATTCTTAGCAGCCAATTTTCTACCTCTTCCTCATCATCAGAGAGTGTGTCGAGGCCATCGTCTCGGCCCCGGTTGGATCATGTGGCGACAGCCTGACCGGATCACTGTCAGTCCTCACGCTAGACAGCTTCACCCCACCAACTTCGGTTAGCGACAGCATCGCGTCCGCCACTGCCTCCGCCGCGTCCGCACACGACGTGAAATCCGGCCCTGTCGTCGTGAGCACCACACGTACATCAGACGCCAGCCGGCGCCCAGGAAGATCACCAGCAGGGCGCACCGTAGGTGTCTGCACCACCGTCACCACCTGATCCGGGGTGTACTCCGCATCCCGATCCAGCCGAATATCCAGCCCCGGCAGAGCTGCACGCAGACCACGGACTATCACCCACGCCGCATCGATCATTTCACCGCCCTCGTCAAGTTGAACTGGCCAGGAACGAACCTGCCCGGAGCGCCATCCTTACCGTCCGCGAAGTGCCCGAACTCGATCGCGTTAGCCTGAGGATAGGTGTTCTCCACCACCCGGTCAGTAACGCCCTTCTCACCAGGAACAGCCCGGACGGAAAACGAGCCAGAATACCGGCCGGTGCGGAACCTCTCCTTCGCATTGGCCTCCGCCCGCGCCCGAATGGTCTCCGCGCCCGCGTCGAGCAGCGGCTGCACGCCCGGCATACGCGCCAACATCGCGCCCGCATCAGGATCAACCCACGCCATTATCTGACTCCTCTCTTCACGCCAGCCTGCTTCAAATACACCACGTCACGAGCAGTCCGGCGCGATCCTCGATGCCTCTTCGGCTCGCCCACGACGTTGTACAGCACTCCGTCAGCGTCGATCACCTGTGACAGATCATCACCAGGGAAGGTGCGACAGTAGAACCTCTTCATGTTCAGCACCCCGGATTCCCCAGCCGCGGCATACGACTGAATGTCCGCGCTCGAGGACTCCTGTAGTCTGCCATCCACCGCGGTACGCCCAACCACCACGGGCTCCAGTCGGCCGCGCTCCCCCTCACGGTTCTCCCGCAGCAGCACCACAACCCGGTCAGGGCTGTTAGACCTTGCTCTCAGGCTCACGGCCACACCCCCTCATCATCCGAGTACCACGGGAACCCGTAGGCTGTCCCGTCCGGCACATAGCGAGTGCCAGACCTGCCCACATCACCTCGATACGTCCCCAGAGTCCCGATACCGCTCGCCCGCCGCGCCGAACTGTACTCCAGCAGCGTCCGCTTCTCGTTAGGGGTGAAAATATCAGCCTTAGTGACCGTCGCGTCCAGGCCGTAGCTGTAATCGCCCTCCGCCTCACGCGTAAAACGATCAGGGTTGGTGTACATCCGGCGGGTAGCCATACCCAGCACCGCCATAGCCCCCGGCGGCACGTCAGCCGGTGACCGCCAATCACGCCGCGTCAAGTCCAACGCCGCGGCAGACACCATCTCGATAGCCCACACCGCCAACCCCTGATCCAGCGAACCGTAGTCACTCGACAGCGACCGCTCGAGGTCAGCCATTTCCACTAGCCGTGTGCGCTCCATCCGGAGCCTCCTTTCAATAGGAAAGACGGGGCCAACAGTCCCCAACTGGGAGAACCATCAGCCCCGCCTACCAGAGTCGCCTACGCAGCCGCAGGAGCGTCCTCTTCGAACCCATCCGTGCCAGTCAGCACAGCGATACGCTGCGGATCAAGCACCTGGGCGCCAGCGAAGGTATCCACGATCGCACGGTCAGTCAGGTGATCCGGATCGTAGTCCTGCAGGTACCGCATGGTGAACCCGTCAGCAGAAGCAGTAGCGGAGAACGCAGCACCACGAGGAGCAGCGGTCGTACGGGTCACCAGAGTGATCGCGTCACGCTGCACCGCGTACGCCTTCAGCGGATCAATGGTGTAGTCCACCAAGATCGTGAAGCCATACAGCTTGCCGATGACCGCCTGGCGGAGCAGATCACCCGTACCAGCCTCGTTCACCTTGAAAAGATTCTCCTGGGACAGCAGGGAGGCCTCCCACTGGGAACCGACCACCAGGTAGCGGTTGTCCAGTGGCACACCACGCTCCGCGAAAAGACGGTGCGCCGCGCGGATGACCTTGAGCACATCCTTGTGCGTCTTCGCAGTTAGCTGCTCCGCCTTCACCGAGGTGTTTACGCCGTACCCGACGAACTCGGTACCGGCGTCACGCAGGTCCTGCAGCGTCGCGTACGACTTCCCGTTAGAGCCAACCAGCTTGCCCTTGACCTTCTCCTTATCCACGGCAGTCAGGCCAGCCGGGATGTCAGCAAACGACTTCGCCACGATCCCGTTGATCGCCTCCGCCACAGACTCCGCCATCGGGGCCACGACCTGCGACTCCATGTCACGCAGAGTGAACGTCACGAAGTCATCAGGCAGCTTCACAGCGTTGTACACCTGGTCGGTGACCTTCACGCTGGTGTAAGGCTCCCACAGATTCGAGTAGGTGATCGCGTTCTCAGCACGACGATCAGACTCGGTGTAAATCCGAGCCTTATCGATCATCACCGGGCGCTTCACCGTCACAGACGCGCCACGGCCAGCCACGATCTCACGCGAAAAATCCGCGTTGACGATTCGAGCCAGGGTGGACTTGTACTTCAGAGCAGCCAGCGTAGAGGTCGCCACCTGCTCAGGGGTGAACAGCAAATGATTAGGTGCAGCCATTAGAGCTACCTTTCGTAGATTCGAGCACCGATCTTCGTCAGATCAGTCTCAGTGGAATCACCCTCATCAGACCCAAACCGGACACCATCACCCGGCAACCCACCAGGCACAAAACGCCGGTTAGAGAACAGCTCCTTCAGCTTCTCCGCATCCGCCTTCAGCTCCTCCGGGGTGGAACCCTGCAGCCGCAAAGCCATGTCAGCAGGCAGGCCGGTCTCCTGCGCCGCCATGAACTGCGCCAGCTTATGCTCCGCTGCGGTTGCCCGCTCACGCAGCTTCTGGTTCTCCCGGTTCGTCTTCCGGTTCTTACGGATCAGCTTCTGAATGTCCTCGTCACGGGGAGAATCATCCTCATCGTCATCATCGTCAGATGAGTCGTCATCTACCTGCGAATCGTCATCCTCCCGCTCCTGGCTGGAGGTGTCCGCAGACTCCGTGTCGTGGGTGTCGGTAGTGTCCGTGGTCTCGGTAGCCTCAGACTCCACGGCCTGGGTCTCCTGATCACCATCGGTCTGATCATGGGTGGTATCGGTCATGTGCTCCTCTTTCCGCTCCAGGCGATAAAGACGTCTCAAATGTGCAGACACCCGGCCTGCAATCCCCTACAGCTTGTCTGCGTACTCCCGATACGACTCGATCCTCGACACCAGCTTCTTAGCCTCATACTCCAGCGCCATCACCGGCAGATCATCCGAGCCTTGTCCACGCGCCTTCAGCTCCGCTATTTCCTCCCGCACACCAGCCAGACGCTTCTCATACTCATCCGCGAACTCAAGGTACTGCTCACGCCCCCACTCACTCTTCGTCCCATCAGAAGCACGCCGCTCCGAGGCCTTCGCCGGCGTCGGCCTAGCCCGCTGCCCCGTCGACTGCCCACGAACCGGAGGGCGCTTACGCCGCGTCCCCTCCAACGGCCCGTCGTAGTTCTCCGGCAGCGTCCCGGACTGCCGCCACCGCTGCCACGCCTTCCACGGATCGGGCTGGCCAGACGCAATCTCAGCCCACTCGTAAGCCAGCTGATTACCGTTCCCCGGCAGATCAACCTTCCCGTCGACCATGTACACCGGCTCCAACGTGCAGCAACAGTGGTCATGCACCTTAAACCGCCCATCACCCACAAAACGGGCGTTAGACGCAGTGAACGCGTCCGACCGGTACAGCTGCACACCCGGAATCTCCTCCCCCATGTAGTAGATCCCGCGAGAGGCGAGCATTGCACAGAAAGGGCACGGGTCCGCGTCTACTACGCGGGCGTACCCCACCGGGCCGTGACCCCGGCGAACCTCCTGCTCGATCACCTGACGGCCACCGTCCTCCACGATCTTCGTGGCCTTACCAATCACGGCCTGCTCAATCCGGGCCTGCGCCTCCTCCACCGAGTATCCCTTGTGCGACACAGACTTACCCACTCCACGCGTGGTCTTCAGCAGCTCACGAGCCGCGTCAGCTGGCTCATACTCCCCCGGCTCCTCGATCGGCGGCGGAGCGTCCGGAGCCTCCACCGCCTGGAACTCCCTCAAATAATCGATCGACAGCTCACGGCTCCGTTCACGCATCCGCGCCACATCCGGCGCCACACGCCTGACAAACACCTCCGACGAATCATCAATATCGTAGTAGTCAAAAGTCTTGCCAAACACGGCGCGAATGAAATTCGCCAGCTTCTCCGCCAAGCCCACCTGAGCCAGTCGATGCTCCTCAGTCAAACGCTTCCCCCGCTGCGTCCTAGCCACCGCTCACCTCAGTGATCGTCGACGTGGCCTGGCGGCTAAAGCTCGCATTCAGCGGATCACGCTCCAACTCCAAATCCGCAGCCCGCTCCCACTCCACCACATCAGCGGCCTCAACACCAGGAATCATGCCCCACAGATTCCGCTTCGGCACACCCAACATCTGAGCAGCCTTACCCAGGGCATCCACAGCCTGCGCCAGCGACCTGATCTCCATGTCTTGCCAGGACACACGGATCAGCGGATCACGCGCCAACCCCTCCATGCCAGCCACCTTCGCAGCCGCCCGCAAAACACTGCTGTACGCGTCCCCAGCACTCATCTGACGCTCGTACACCTTCTGCGTCAGCGGAGCACGAGCAGCGGCAAGTGCCTCCGCCGATAGGTTCACCAGCTGACCAGTCAACGCGTGCGCCGGGGTCTGCGATACAGCTGCGAGGGCTTCAATATCCGAGCGCCAAGAGTTCACGAAAGGGTCCAAGGCTGTGGCATCAAGCGTGCCGAAGTGCACCCCATCCCCACCGGTCAGGATGTCATCCTGTGCCAGCTTGACCTTCAACCGCTCTGCCGCGGCTTCATCAAAAGTGTCCGGGATCGGGTCGCCGTCCTCGTCCACCTGCTCCGGCATCTCCAACCCCGTCGCAGTCTTCACCTTCCACGAATTGAAATGCTGAGCCAACAAGCGGTCATAGGCAGTCTTATTGATCCGCTGAGCAGCAGGAATGAAAGGCTCCACCTCACCAATCACCCGCCCATCAAGATCAAGCTGGTTACAGAATCGCACCACCGGCACGAAATCCAGGCCAGTATCCTCCACGCTGACAATGCGCAGACCACCCATGTCCCCATCGCCACGAGCAGCGTTGTCCAGCGCCAGGACAATACTCACCCCCGGTAGTCGGAGCCGAAACCGGCCCACATCCCCCTCACGCCCCAGCAACTCCAGCGCAGCAGACGGATACGGCTCCGCACCAAGGTCATCGAACTCGACCGCGACCCGGCGCGGCGACAACATCCGAATACGCGCCGGAACATCACTACCGAACTCCGTTGGGGACACCACAGCATAAGAATGCCCGTACGAGATCATCGCCCGGTGGTTCGAGATCTGCTGCGACCGCATCCGGTTCGCATTCCACAACCCCCACAGCTCGTCGATCCGCCCATCCTCGCCTACAACGTTGTCGACATACATCGCCTGCACACAGTTGTCCACGACCAGGCGAAGCCACGGCGTACGCGACAGATCACGCAAAGCACGATGCTCACTAGTAGCCAAGCGGGGTACCTCAAATCCCGCGTCCAGCTCCGGGCGTAGCCACGAGTCGACCGAGTCGCACTGCCGTCGCTGCCGAGACAGCTTCGAGTTGAGACGGTCGAAGACCTTCTTGACCTGTAAAGCGTCCATCATGCTGCGTAGCCCTTCTTCTTTTTCTTCACCGGCTCCATATCCAATCCACGCAGCGCCAACGTCACCGCGCGCAAAGGCTCCACCTTGACCTCACCAAACGGCGCCCACGTCCACGCGGTTTTCGACTGTCCCACCAAACGACGCCGCGCTGTATGCGCCGCGTCATCCAGCAAGGGGTGCGAACTGTGGAACAACGTGGGATCCGGAGCGCCGTCGGCATCCACCCTCGAAATACGGTCGTACAGGGTGGCCGTGCCCTTTGTGATATCCCCCGTGGTGGCCAGTGACACCGGCACTCCGGCCTCGGCCAGCCGCGGCGCGAGCGCTGCCGCGCCAGAAAACGAATCGATAACAACACCAGCATGGGGCCGGTGCTTCTTCACTACTCGCGCACACTCATCCTGCACCCAGGCCATGCCGGACTTCGCCGCGATAATGTCCGCGACCACACGGCCGTCCGACAGCTCCGCCACGCCAGCGAGCACCGCCAAATCGCGATCGGCAGATACCTCAAGCCCCAAAGAGCGACGCTTCACCCGAGCCCCAGCAAGAACCTCCGAGGTCGCAAAAGACTTAGCCCACAAGTCCACGCCGATCGCCGCATCCGTCGACCGATCAGCCCACACACCCAGGCGCTCACGCTGATACTCCTCCGGCCCCATGACATCCAGCTCAACCTCTTGGATCCACTCCCACGACTGCAGATACCCCAGAGACGGGTTAGACGCCGCCACCGCCTCCGGAGAACGCCAGTAAACCTGCTTCAGATCAGCCGACCACTCGAAAAACGCCAAGTGCTTATTGGACTCAGGCTTATCAATTGCTTTCTCGCGGAGATTCAGCAGCACCTCTGAATCATCGAAGCCGGTCGACGAGGTGTACCACACCTGCGGGCTAGGACGCGACGAAAGCACAGGCAGCAGGTCAGAAACGAGGGTTGAAGATAGCGCAAAAGCCTCATCGAGAATGACGCAGTCACCCTGCAGACCACGGCCGTTGCCACGCACACGAGACACGAAATCGATCCGCCGCCCGTCCTTCAAAATAATCGCCGTCTCGCGGCTATCCGGCATCGAGCGGACCTGCTCCAAGAACTCCGGCGTGTTCTCAATGATCTCCCGAATAGCCAAGTATTCCGCCCGAGCAGTCTTAAACAGGTGTGCCGAGTGCACCAGTTTTTCCTCACCAAACACGAAAAGCCCGGCCAACAATCGCCACCGGACAATGCCATTCTTGCCATTCTGACGCGGCACGATCAGACAGACCTGGAAGGCAAGCCACTTACCCGTCACCGGATCCTCAGCCATAGCGTTCCGAGCCACAAACTGCTGCCACGGCAACAACTCCACCCCACACACCGAAGCAAGATCCGCCAAAATATCCCCAGACGACTGCGACCACTCCGGGGCATGGAAATATCGCGGCAACTGCTCCCCCACCGGCGCCGAACGAGGCGCGAAACCGCTCACCGGCACCACAAGACGGTCATCACTCATGCACCCTCCTTAGCCGCGGCCAAACGCTCCTGACGCTTCCGCTTCAACTCATCCGCCATCGACGGGCCAGACTGCTTTCGCTCCCCCGGCTTCAGCACCCCAAGCTTGCCCAATGCGACACCAAGAGCTGCCTGTGTCTGGCGTGCCTCCGAGACCATCGAATTAATCACCACAGACACCTGACGCTCACCCGCCATCGTCTCCTCGACATCCCCCAGCTCGAACCACAACGTCTTGTTGCTGGACAGCGCGGCCGCGAACCGCTCCAGACGATCTTTGAGACGGCACGCCTCCGTCAACAGCACCTCAGTAGCCGGGTCAAACGCATACTGCTCATGCAGCTCATCCCACATCCTCCGACCAGCATCACGCAGAAAAGCCGGGTAGCCCTCCTTCTTCCCACCGTCAGCCACGACAACCTGCGTCCTGGTGCGCACCTTTGGCTTGTCCTTCTGCTTCGCGCGCCGCTGCCGCTGGTATTCCGAGTTAGCTTCACGGCACGGCTGGCAGTGCCGTTCCTTGCGCTTCGTATGCTGGCGGTATCCGGCGACAGTTCCGCACTGCCGGCGCTTCTGGGGTGGCTTACGATCACTCATAGCATCATCAGAGTGCCAGCCAGTTTTACAACCAGATCGCAGCCCGACAGTCAGTCCGTTCGATTTGCGTAAAACCACGCGGTGAAATGGGGTTTGTTTGAATACCGAGCTGTAAAAACCCCGCCAAATCGCGGTGCGCGAGTGCGACTACCATTACCGGTAGGTGGGAGCAGCCTGGGCGGAGGGGAGGCCTCCCCCAGGTTAGGGTTACCTATTCGAACACTTCGAGTTCACCGAACGTGTGAAGCTTCACCATTCGATGATTGTTTTTGTTTCTTTTTTCGCTTTTCTTCCGTCGCTGCGTTGCGAGTTGCACTTCCTGTGTGCTGGTCGCGCTTCATCGTGAAGCTTTCCACCTCGAGCGATTGGAACAACGTGATCAAGGCTGAACGCATAGTCATGCAGCGGTGGCAAGTCCATGTCGATCGGATGACCACACAGCCAGCAGACCGCGAGTTCAGGGTTACGCTCCAGGCGTTGACGCTGCTGCTTGACGTGCTTCTTCCAGCGCCAATCAACGGTACGTTGCACCATACTTACCCCCTGCCCAAGGGGTTCTGACCTTTTCGCTCGCCTGGCCAGATACCGAATACTTTGTGGAAGTAGTTGCTGGCCAGACCCTTGGCGTGCTGGGGGCTCATGTACTTGGACAGGTGGGCCACCAGTGTTGTCCAGGGGTGTGCCGTGTTAGCCCACTTGGCTAGGCCGGGGCCGCGTGTCCAGTAGTGCTCGAGCTTCCTGGCCTGGTAGTCATCAGCCGGATTTAGGTCAGCCATCGGTGTTCCCCTCGATGTCGAATAGATGCAGTTGTGTCCCCCGGACAGCCGGGGGGCTTGTGGGTTTAGGCCGCGTGTACCGGTGCTGGGCGACGGCGTCCACGAGGGTCTCCCAGTCAGCTGATCGCAGGTGACGGTACTGGCCTATCCTGATCGATCTCACCACGTCCTTGGACAGACCAGTGCGGTGCGCGACGGTACGTAGGGATTCTGTGGGGTGGGAGATTTCGTCGAGCAGGCGCTTGGCGTCCTGGATGTCGTGCTGCTTCGTGCGGGTGTCGTGGTCTTGTCCGATCGTCCCGGCTGATAGCTGGCGGTAGTGCTCGGCGCAGAGTCCGAGTCCTCGAGTGTCTGGCTGGCTGCGGGGATTGGGGCACCCGCATCGCAGGCATTTCACGGGTGGGTTCTCCTATCCCCGGACTGATCCGGGTACGGAAAAAGCCCCGCTGTGGTGTCCAGTGGGGCTTGCGTTGGTGGCGTGTTTTTAGTCGATCGCTTCTGGTTCACCGACGAGTCGGCGGACGACGCGGTATTTGTTGTGGGGGTTATTGGCGCGGAACGTCTCGGCGAGCTGGGTGCACTTGTCTTGGTCGAAACCTCGATCGTAGGGGATCGCCGTGTGCCAGTGGGGGTTGTCGAGGGTGTGCTGCTCCACGCCGTACTCCCACTGCATCCCGGCGATGGTCTGTGCGAGTTCCGGGGCGGCGGCAGCGAGGGGCACGTCGTGTTCGGTGTTGCGGCCCCACTCGACAGCGCCGTCGGTGTTGCAGAGGACGGTCGATGCGTCGGTCTCGATGGCTTCGTTATCGAACAACGCCTCCCATGGTCCGGGGGTTGCCCCGTCGAGCAGTTCGCGGGCCTGTTCTGGTGTGATGTCAGTCATTGGGGGTCTCCTGCTCGGTCGGTTTCGGGATGACGCGGAACCATTCGTAGCCGTCAAAGTCCGTCCACAGGTACTTGGGTTTGGTGCACCAGAACTGTCCGCATTGGGGGCAGCGCCAGGGTTGGGTCTGGTACTTGCCCAGGAACCATCGAGGCCGGTCGGGGCAGGGGTTGTGTTCACAGCAGACGCTCATGGTGTCTCCTTTGCGAGGTTGTAGATGTGCCCGGCTGGGCGGGGTACGAGCTGTGGTGTGCCTTGCTGCTCGAGGATCGTGACGGGTGACTGCAGTCGGGCGTATACGCGCCACCCACGGTCGCCGTGGTGGTGGGCAAGGTCCTTGAACGCTTCGGCGGCGGCGTATGTGGCTTTGGTGGTGGTCACGAGGCTGCGTTCTGGTTGACCACCACGGGTGCGGGATAGCCAGCGTTCGGCGCGGTACGCGGGCATGAGGTCGCCGTCTGGGGCGATGGGGCCGTCCACCGGAACCCAATCGGTCACTTGGCGGGACATGAGCGCTGTGAGCCGATCGGATGGTCCGCCTACGATGTCGGCGTAGATTTCGCGGGCTTCCTGCTCGTCCGTGTACCAGTGCCCGTACTCCGGCGACTGCCACCGGAGGGTCCCGTCCTGGTCGATACCAAGCGCAGTCGTGGCTCGATACTCGGTGTAGATGCTCATTCGATTTCCTCCCAGTCGCTCACCCAGCGGCGGTCCGTGATTCCTCGGGGTTCCGGGTATGACTGGATTTCTATGGTGTCGTATTCCCAGAATCCGTTTGGCGGCGTGCCGTCCGCGTTCCATGCGCGTGGAAGATCGAAGCGGGGGGTTACGTCACAGCCCAGGGGGTGTTTGTTCACTAGCTTTTCAACCTCGTAAACCATGCAGGCTTGTTCATCTGTGATCCAGACTTCCGTGATTATCGCTAGTCGTGTTCCGTTTCCATCTTTGTGTTCACACCACATTCCTCGGCATTGGTCGCGTTCTTCTGGTGTCATGTCCGCGAGGGTGCGGGGGTGCTGGTTAGTCATGGTGGTTGTCCTTCGTGTGGTCTGCCCATTTCTCGGCCAGCATGGTGATGGTCTCAGCGTGGTCTCGCATGTGGAGGTCGCATAGGGTGAGTGCGGCTTCGATGTAGGGTCGGCGGCGGGTGATTTCGTCGCCTTCGGCTTCTGGCCAGCCGTCGTCTTGTGCGATGAGGTCGCGTAGTTGGTCGGGGGTTCCGTACCAGCAGCCGAGGGTGATGCGCCAGCCTCCGGGGGTGGGGGTGAGTTGGAGGGTGCCGCTGGGTAGGCGGTTGATTTCTAGTCCGCCCCATCTAGCGTCGCTCAGGTTAGCGCCGTGCAGGTTAGCGCCGCGCAGGTTAGCGTCGCTCAGGTCAGCGTCGCTCAGGCTAGCGCCGCGCAGGTCAGCGTCGTGCAGGCTAGCGTCGCTCAGGTTAGCGCCGTGCAGGTTAGCGCCGCGCAGGTCAGCGTCGCTCAGGTTAGCGCCGTGCAGGTTAGCACCGCGCAGGTTAGCGTCGCTCAGGTCAGCGTCGCTCAGGCTAGCGCCGCGCAGGTCAGCGTCGTGCAGGCTAGCGTCGCTCAGGTTAGCGCCGTGCAGGTTAGCGCCGCGCAGGTCAGCGTCGCTCAGGTCAGCGTCGCTCAGGCTAGCGCAGCGCAGGTTAGCGTCGTGCAGGCTAGCGTAGTGCAGGTTAGCGCCGCGCAGGTTAGCGCCGCGCAGGCTAGCGTCGCTCAGGTTAGCGCCGTGCAGGTTAGCGCCGCGCAGGTTAGCGTCGCTCAGGTCAGCGTCGCTCAGGCTAGCGCAGCGCAGGTTAGCGTCGTGCAGGCTAGCGCCGCGCAGGTCAGCGCCGTGCAGGTTAGCGCCGCGCAGGTTAGCGTCGCTCAGGTCAGCGTCGCTCAGGCTAGCGCAGCGCAGGTTAGCGTCGTGCAGGCTAGCGTAGTGCAGGTTAGCGCCGCGCAGGTCAGCGTCGTGCAGGTCAGCGCCGCGCAGGTCAGCGCCGCGCAGGTTCGGGCGCTCATTATCATCGCGAGCTTTCTCTACAATCTTGAGGACTTCATCACGATTCATGTCGGTTCTCCTTCTGGTGCTTGATTGCGGCGAGTAGCGCGAGGGCGAGGGCTTCGGATTCGCCCAGGTCGAGGGGCACGCCGTAGGTTGTATTGACACCGACGCACACCATCTCGTCCAGTATCATTACATCGTCGAAATAGCTGCCGAGCTCCCACGTCGGCTCGCCGTTCTCGATGGTCGGTTCCGGTAGGTCTGGTGCGATGGTGCCCGTCGTGTGAAGTTGTTGTGTGATGTCGCCGGGGTGGTCTTCGGCCGCGATGCCCTCCGCGATGATGTCGTAGGCGCGCTGATAGTTCGTGGTCATTCGATCTCTCCATACATTGCTTTGATAGCGAGCAGAAGCGCTTTAGCTAGTTGATAGGCTTGCTGTGCGGTGAGGTCGCCTGGTTCGATCCTTTGGATCATGATTCGGCTGGCCCCGCGCTGCGTCCACACCACTAGGTCATGCCCTGGAATGTGCCACTCGACAAAATCGCCGGTGTCCCTAGGTTCCGGGTCATCTGGCATGAGTAGTCTGAGGTCGTGGAGCTGCTTCACCAGCTCACGAGGAGATTCATCCACGGCGGCGATATGATCCGCGAGGTCCAGTGCTCGTTGGTAGTTGGTGGTCATTGGTTTCTTCTTTCGCGGTAGTGGGCGGTGGCGAGGAGGGCGAGGGCGATGGGGGTGGCGTCTTCTGGTTTGATCCAGATGCTCTTTCGTGGGTCTGTGAGGTTGTTGATGGTGGCGTGGCCTCCGCCGAAAAACAGCTCCAGATCACCAGTAGCGACCCAGGGCTGGTACGGCGGGAGGGTGACAGTGATGGTGCGGGCGATTTCGTCGGCGTGCTCAACGGCCTGGGCGAAGTCGCGGAATTGGGTTTGTGTGCCGTCTGGTTCGTGGACGGTCCAGCGGCCGAAAGTTCCTCGGCGAATTTTTGGTTTCATTGGTGCTCCCGGATAGTGGCTAGGGTGCGGATGCGGGTGATCTGGCGGCGGAGATAGTCGCGGTCCTGCGCCAGTTTGCGGTTGGTGTCAAACATCTGGGTGATGGCGTCGGCCGCGGTTGTTAGGTATCCGGAGGTGTTGGGGTCGGTGGTCTTCGCGGCCTGCTGCCTCAGCGATGCGACAAGCTCGTGGGTTTTCACGCGGCATCCTCCTGTTCGGGTTGGTGGTTCATGATGTGGACGTACACGTCCACGTCGATGGTTTTGGACTGGCGGTTCAGGTGGTGGGCGATGCTGCTGGGGTGGTAGCCCAGGGCGTCGGCGAGGCTCTTCTGCGTGCCGTAGTGGGCGTGCAGGTCGGCCAGCTTGGCGTGGAGGGCTTCGTCCGGTTTCACGCGATTGGCGGTGACGAATGTGGGGTTGAGCCGTCCGAGGGCGATGCCGTCCCGGTGCTCATCCGGGTCATCGATGTCGTCCCACTCCATAGGCTTCGCCCAGTGCTGTCGGGCCACCCACTGTGTCGGCGGGCGCACCGGTTGGGTGGATAGCTCCGCGTAGGCATCGCGGATGACGATCGCGGTGGAGCGGCGGATTACGTCACGCCTACCGGCGCTAATCGCTGTGAGCGCGGACTTTTCCAGGCCCGTACGCTCAACCAGCTCCTGCATCTGCCACCCCGCGGCACGCAGCGCTCGGATACGGCGGGTGATCTGCCACGCTGGGACGTAGGCGATAGTCTGCCCCGGCGAGACAGACATGATCTTCCTGTGAGTACTCTGCTGGATCGTCTTCGACTTCCCAGACAGCAAGAGCTTTAGGGGGACACGGTCAACCCCAGTAGCCTTCGATACGCCTGTAATCGTCCCGCCGGCATTAATGATCTTCTGGAGCCGCTGCCTAGCCATAGCCGCGTCAACGCGGCGGCTCAGCTCGCCCGTAGCGTAGGCGTGCTTCGCGCAGTACCGGGTGTACGTAGTGTGTGCCAGGTTGGTGCATTTGGGGGAGGCGCATTTTGGGCGTGTAGTGGTCATGATCGTCCTTTCAGTTGCGTCGACACGGCATTGATCAGCCCCTGCTGTGTGACGGATTTCTTAGCCAGGGCTGCGTGGACCTGCTCGTCCACCGTCCCGGCTGTGACAATGTGCGTGATTGTTACCGGCTCCGACTGTCCTTGTCGGTGCAGGCGGGCGTTAGCCTGCTCGTACAGCTCGAGCGACCAGGGGGTGGTGAACCAGGTGAGGATGTGCCCACCGGACTGGAGGTTCAGACCATGCCCCGCGCTGGCCGGGTGGATTAGCCCCAATGGTATTTCCCCGCGGTTCCATGCCGCGAAGTCCGCAGCCGTGTTCAGCTTCACGGCTTGGGGGAACCGCTCGAGAATGCGGTCAGCATCATGGGTAAACCAGTAGGCCACCAGGACGGTCTGGCCATTGGCGGCCTCGACGATGTCCTCCAGTGCGTCCAGCTTCTTCGTGTGGATAGTGGCGTACCCGTCGTCTTGGTAGATCGCCCCGGCGGCGAGCTGCTGAAGCTTGCCAGATAACGCCGCGGCATTAGCGGCATCGATGGTCTCCCCGTCGAGCTCGATCACCATGTCCCGCACGAACCTCCGGTAGATCTCCTGCTCCCCCTTATCAAGCGCGACGGTCTTGGTGACATAGGTGCACTCAGGGAGGGTGAGATAGTCGGCGGTCTTCATCGACAGGGTGATGTCGCCGATGCGGTCATAGATCTCGTCTTCTGCGCCGGGGCGTAGCTTCCAGCTGTAGACCTGTGGGCCGTTGCGCTTGTCCGGGGTGAAGTAGGCCTCTCGGTAACGGCCGATGAATTTCCCCAGGCGCTGCCCGCCGTCAAGGAGTCGGAACGGCGCCCAGATGTCCATGAGACTGTTGGGTGCCGGTGTTCCTGTGAGGCCGATGATCCGGTCGATCTTCGGCAGGACTTTTTTCAGGGCTTTGAACCGGGCGGCTTGGTGGTTCTTGAAGCTAGAGAGCTCGTCGATGATGACCATGTCGAACGGCCACTGTGGCCAGCAGTGGTCGACGAGCCAGGGGATGTTTTCGCGGTTGATGACGTAAATGTCCGCGTCCCGGGTCACGGCCTGTTCTCGTTGTGCCTTGGATCCGATGATGACTGAACAGGTCAGGTCTTTCAGGTGATCCCATTTATCGAGTTCGGCAGGCCATGTGTCCCTGGCTACCCGTAGGGGTGCGATGACGAGCGCTCGCCTGGTGGCGAAGTCTTCGTAGATGAGGTTGTTGACGGCGGTGAGAGTGGAGACGGTTTTTCCCATGCCCATTCCGAGGAAGATCGCGGCCTGGGGGTGATCTTCGATGAATCGGATGGTGTGACGCTGGTAGTCATGGGGTTTGTATTCCACGGATCACCTCTGGGATGCAGTCGATGCTGTCGACCTCGTAGACGGGGATTCCGAGCATCTTGATTTCATCTGCTCGGTGTTGCTGGAGCGGCCGTAATCGCTTGCCGGGGGCTTTGCATTCGGCGAAGGCAACGTATCCGTTGGGGAGGATGATGAGTCGGTCTGGCACTCCGGCTGTTCCGGGGGAGACGAATTTGTAGCATTTGCCTCCCGCTGCTGTGACGGCGCGGGTGAGGGCTTGCTCGATGTGTTTTTCTCGCATTAGTTTTCGATTCTTTCTGTGGTGGTGTTCGCGTCCCGAGCTGGGGTCTGTTTTGCCGTCCGGGTGGAACAACTTTTGTCTTTCCCCATTGAGGTCTGGCCCGTAAAGGATTTCCCCAGGTCGCGGGTTCTCGCGTGTCCCCTAATCCCCATATTTTCTTTTTTCTCTATTTAGTTGTTCCACTTGTTCCAAATAGGGGAAAAATAGTGGTCTAGCTGTAGGAACAGGGTGGAACAACCTATGGAACAACCTCTGGAACAATTTTGGGTTGTTCCACGGTGGAACAACTTGTTCCAGAGGTTGTTCCACCCTAGAAAGGCGGCTGTTCGTCGTCTTTTCGGCGCCATACGCGCTGCTTTCCGTATGGGAACACGCGCTCGTATTGCTTCCCGCCGTTCGGTCGTTCCCAGTCCGGGAGTTTCTTCAGGATCGCCGATATGGCGTAGGAGTCCTGCGGCCGCATTTTCGCTGGATCACCACCAAAGCACTCCGCCCAGATCTCCACGTTAGAGACGCTGTCGCGCCTGTGGAGCTTGCCGACGTCGCCTTCGATGGTGAAGTCGTCGCTGCCGCCTCTCAGGTATCCGATGCGCTGCCCGGTGGTCCAGTCCCACCATCCTTCGGGAAGGTCGGTGGAGAGGTATTCCTCGACCAGGCCGATGCGGTCGTCGGTCTCGATGGCCGCGTCTTGGTGCTGCTGTGCTTGCTCGGCGACCCGACCGGTGAGGTGAAGTGGTTCTCCGGCGCGGTAGTAGACCATGACCTCCGCCCAGATCTGCTGAATGGTCTCACTGGTCATGCGCCATGCTTTCAGTCCGCTTTCGCCGGTGACGCGGACGGGCCAGAATCGGCGGTTGCCGGTGGCGTCGCGGAGGAAGCCTTGCTCGGCGTTGGTGGTGCCGACGATGATGCACTGCCGTGGGTGGTTTTCGACCACGCGCCCGTAGGATGGTCGGAATTTGTCGTCCGTTCGGCTGAGGAATCCTTTGACTGATTCGACGTCCATTTTGTGCATGCCGGCGAGCTCGCCGAGCTCGATGATCCAGTAGCCCTGGAGTTTCTCGGCGCCGGTTTTGTCACGCATGTCCGTCAGGGTGAGCGCGTCGGAGAACCAGTCTCCGGCGAGTCTGGCGAACAAGGTGGATTTGCCGGTGCCCTGCGGGCCGTTGAGGATGAGGACGGTGTCGAACTTCACCCCTGGGTTGAACACTCTGGCCACGGCTGCGATGAGTGTTTTTCGGGTCACCGCGTGGACGTAGTCAGTGTCCTCCGCGCCGAGGTAGTCCACTAGGAGCCGGTCGACTCGTGGCACTCCGTCCCACTCGGGCAGCCCGTTCAGGTAGTCCTTGATGGGGTGATAGGAGCGCCTGGACGCTGCGATGGACAACGCGTCGGCGGTCTTGGTCGGCCCGTAGATGAGATAGGCGCGTTCAAGATAGTGTCGCAGCTGCGCGGCGTCGGCGTCGTTCCACCCGTCCTTGACTTGCTTCCAGGGCAGTTTCGAGCTGTCGCGGACGTCGACCGCGCCCGCGAGCTCGTTGAACCGGATTTCCTGTAGCCGCGGGTCGTGGGTGAGGATGAGAGTCTGGTTGGCGAGAGTGTCCTCGATCTTGTTGGACTTGTTGCGGGTGAGCTCGTCCATCCAGTCCGGGACTGCGTCAACGTCAACGTCCAGGCTTGTGTCCTCGTCGGGATCATCGGCGAAGTCTGCCCGGGCTTGGGCCATTTCCTCGGCGGCGAGTCGGCGTTTGACTTTCTTGTCGCCTCGGCAGAGTTCGACCATCAGCTGGTAGCTGGGGGCCTTGTTCGCCGGTGTTCCTGCTTTCATGCCATCGTCTTCTGTGCCGAATTTGTGTACTCGGACGAGGTCGAAGGCGTTGAGGAGCTGTCCGCCTGCGGGGTCTGTGCCGTGGTGGGAGTAGGCGAACCTGCCGTCGTAGATGACGACGCCGGCCGAGGTTTCACCGGGGGTGTAGGTGTAGCGGTGCTCCCCTGCTTGCTCGTAGGTGTCGGGGAGGAACTCGGTGATGGCTTCGTCGAGGGTGTAGGCGCGGCAGAACGCTCCGACCATGCCTGGCTTCTCCAGGGGGTTGGCTTGCTTGTCCGCCCTGGCTTGAATGATCTCGTCCTGGCGGGCGGAGCGTGGCCAGGTGGTGATGTCGCGCCAGTTGTCGTAGCGGTCGAGCTGCGCGTCTGGGTCGAGCCAGTCGCCGTTGTTGACGCGGTAGACGTACTCGCCGTCGATGGGGCGTGACGGCCAGTACATCAGCCGGGAGGGTTCGAATGTCGTGTCGTCGCAGTAGTCGATGCCGATATCGGCGGCGACGCGGCGGCCGATGGCTTCGTATTCGTCTGCGTCGACGTCGCGGGTCATGGGGATGACCAGGCGCAGGCGCGGGTGCTCGGGGGTGTGGGAGTGCGTGGAGTACACGGCCCACTGGCATGGCAGCGCGTCTGCGAGAGTGTCGAGCAGGTCGGCGGGTGGGGTATCGAGATCCAGGCAGAGCAGGGAGCGGGATAGGACGTGCCCTTTTTTCCTGCGCCCGCCTGCGAGGTGGCCCCCGACGAAACCGCCGACGTCCTTGATGTCGGCCTGCTTCGCCTTGGACATGGTGTGGAATTGCTCCACGGTGTCATGGGTGATGTGGGGGTCTGCTAGGCGCTCGGTGAGGGTTGGCCAGTCGATGAGGTTGTTTTCCCATTTGGTGGACAGCCTTGAGTCGGCGACGGCTATTTTGAGTTCGCGGGTGGTCACGTGTCCTCCTTTCATTCGGGTAGGGGGCTGGTGGCCCAGTCGAGGATGATGGCGTGGCGTACGACGGCGTCACCGGTTGGTTCGACGCCGCTGAGGACGAGGAAGGCCTCGATGATGTTTCCGGTGTGGGTGGCCACTGCGTCGGTGAGGTTCCTGGCCGCGCGGTGGTATTCGGCAGCGAGGTGTCCTGGCAGCTCGTCGATGTTGGTGGTCACACGCGGCTGCATGGCCTGGCGTGCCTGGTCGTTTTTGTGGGTGCGGTGCCAGTAGCACAGGCGTCTTGCTAGCTCGGTGTGGTCTGGCAGCGTCGCGCGCATGATCAGTCCTTCATGTAGTAGGTGCATTCGTAGCCGTCGGCGGTCAGGGGGATGCCGTCAGCCCACTGTGGGGCTTGTGACATCAGGTCGCAGACTTTGTCGACGGTGGTCTCGGGCGGGGCTTCGATGACGACTTCGTCGTGGATGTGCATGACGATGTCGTGTCCCGTGTTTTCGAGCAGGGTGATGGAGTGGGATAGCAGGTCGCGGGCGACTGCTTGGGTGATGTTCTCGACGAGTTTTCCGCCGTAGGTTTCCTGCTTCTCGAATTTCCGGTTGGTGCCGATGCCGAAGCAGGTGATGGAGTCTCCGCCGAAGCGGTTGGTGCCGATGGCGGGTTTGGCGTAGGCCAGGCGTCGCCCGGATGGCAGGGTGATGAACAGCATGCCGCGCTCGGTGTGCAGGGTGATGTTGCGGATGTGCTGGGGTTCCCCTGTGGTGATTGCGTCTTTGGCAGCTTGGTCGATGTCCCACCAGTACTGGGTGATGTTGGGGTTGGCTTGGCGCCAGGCGTCGACGATGTGCTTCATTTCCTGTTCGTCGAGGCCCATGCGCTCGCCACCCATGGCCTTGATCGCCCCTACCCCGCCTTGGTAGCCACAGGCCAAAGTTGCGATTTTGCCCTTCTGCCGTAGTTCGGCGTTTTGTCCGTGCTTTTCCACGGGCACGCCGAACATGCCGGAGGCGGTCTCGCAGTAGAGGTCTTTGCCCTGGGCGAAGGCCGATAGTGTTTTGGCTTCCCCGGCGAGCCACGCGAGAACGCGGGCTTCGATGGCGGAGTAGTCGGCGACGATGAAGCGCGTGCCCTCGCGGGGGACGAACGCGGTGCGGATCAGCTGGGACAGGGTGTCGGGTAGGGATCCGTAGAGCAGCTCCACGGCCTCTGCCTCCCCGGCTTTGACGAGCTGGCGGGCATCGTCCAGGTCCGGCAGATAATTCCTAGGAAGGTTCTGGACTTGGATGAGTCGGCCTGCCCACCTGCCGGTGCGCCCGGCGCCGTAGTACTGGATCAGGCCATGCGCGCGCCCATCCGGGCACAAGGCCTTCAGCATTGCCTCATACTTCTTAGTGGAGGAGCGGGAGAGCTCTTGGCGGAGCTCGAGCACGCGCCGGGTGGTTCCGGATGTGGTGCTGATCGCCTGGTCGACGTCAGCCTTGGCCAGTGACGGGATGTCACAACCGTGCTCTTCGAGCCATGCTTTCAGCTGTGCTGGGGAGCCGGGGTTGTCCAGGCCGGTGAGGTGTTTGGCCTCGTTCATCAGGCTGTCGCGGTGGGCTTCGTCGGCGTTGATGGCTGCTTGGGCGAAGTCGGCATCGAGGCGGATGCCGCGGTCGTTGATGCGTTGGTCCAGGGCGTATTCGTCCCATACCCATTCGGGCAGTGGGAAGCCTGAGAGTTTGTCGCGGAGCTGGTTTTCCACCACGACGTCGCGGATGTTGTAGGCGCGGAACTGCTCCCACTTTTCCGGGCTCTCGGTGGGTTGCCTACGCCGGTAGTTTTTGCCGGTGTCGGCGAACAAGCTGGCCTGCTGGGTCTCGGAGAGTCGGACGGGCTCGCAGAAGAAGTTGATCAGGCGTGTGCCGGTGTCCAGCTTCTGTGCGTCGAGGTTGAGTGTTTCGGCGACGTGTTTCAGACTGCGAGGTAGCCCTAGGGCGGAGGCCCACACCATGGAGCATCGCCACTGGGCGGGGTCGAGGTATCCGTCGATGCCGAGCCAGTGGGAGAGGCAGACGCGCTCGAACTGGGCGTTGAACGCCCATTTTTCAACGCTCGGGTCGGTGAGCGCATCGCGTATCCGTGGTGGTAGCTCTTCGCCGGAGGCGAGGTCTACGAGGTGGACGGGCCCTCCGTCTTCGGAATAGGCGAAGAGGAGTATGTCGAAGCCGTCGTCGGCTGCGTAGCGGTACACCCCGCCGGACCCGATCGGGGCGGTGGAGAATGTCTCGAGGTCGATGGCAAGAGTTTTCATTAGCGTGTTTTTCTGCGGTTGTTTGGGCATATAGGGGAATCCCCCGGCGCGTGGGTCGCACCAGGGGATTAGCTAAGAGGCGATCGCGGTTAGCCGAGCAGGTCGTCTTCGTCCAGGTCGTCGAATGAGCCGAAGTCCTGCTCTGCGGTGGTTCCGCCGCCGAGGGGTTCACCGTCGGCGAGCTTCTGGATGTTGCCCAGTCCCGCTGCGATGCCGCGGTTGCCGTTGGTGTTGAAGGCGTAGAAGTCGATGGATACGCGGCCGTAGCAGCCGGAGTACACTTCCGCGCGGTCGATGATCTTGTTGAGGTTGGCGTCCACGATCTGCGGCGGGTTGGTCTCGTTGGCGTTGGCGTTGAGGAACCAGGCGTCGGCGTAGGCCGGGTCGTCGCGTTCGATGTCGCCGTCGCGCAGTGGGGTCTTGAGTGCTGCCTTGTTGGGCTTTTTCCCGCCGAACTTTGCGATGCCTTCGTCGATGGCTGCGTCGATGGCCTTTTCGATGGCGTTGATGGTCTTGGTGTCCGACTTGGGGATGATCAGGGACACGGAGTACTTGGGCTTGGAGCCTTGGATGGAGCGGGGTTCCCAGATGTTGGCGTAGGACAGGCGTACTTTGCCGGTGACGATGTGGGTGTTCTTGGACATGGTTGATCCTCCTTGGATCTAGTTGATGGTTGGGGTTGCGGTGATGGCGAGGCGGTGGATTTCCGCTAGCTCGTCTTTTGACCACGCTTCGCTGTCTAGCTCGGAGACAACGAGGCGGAAATCGAGGTTTCCCAGATGCAGACGAGCTACATGCTCAGCTGCAGCCAGGATGGCTACATCGACTGTCATGCGGGTTTCCTTTCTTGGGTTAGGCTGCGGGGCCGAAGTCGGATTCGACGCTGGCCACGGCCATTGGCTTGCGCTTATCGGACTCCGGAACCAGCGTGGGCTTCCCGGCTGGTTTCACCACGAGGTCGCCCAGGACTTCGGAGAACTCCTTTTTGCCCATGAGCTTCTCCATGGCAGTGACACCCAGCAGCTTCTTTTCGTAGATGTCTGTGTAGCCAGCGGACTCTGCGGCCTGGGCGACTGCCTGGTCGTCACCGTATTTGCGGATCGACCGGCCCTCCACGACTTTGAAGCCGGGCCACTGCTTGCCGCGCTGGACGGCTTCCTCGGTGGCGTAGCGCTCGATGTCCTTGGCCCACTTCACGAGGTCGGGGGCTTTTGCCAGGACGTCGGCGATCTCCGCGTCGGTGAGCTGGTTGGGGTCTGCGAACTCGTGCTGCGCCAGCGCCAGGTTGGCTTCCGCGCGTGCCCTGCAGGTCACTTTGATCTTGCAGAATCCGCACCACGGGCCGGGGTTGAGCTCACCTTCGCCGGCGTCGGCGAGTTTTGCGGCCGGGGCGAGTACTTCGTCAGCCCAGGTGTTCAGGTCTTCGACGAGCAGCGTGGTCTCGGAGATGTTGTCGCGTCGTGGTTGATAGATGACCATCCGCATCTGCTCGATGTCGTACAGCGCGTCGAAGATGCTCAGCGCCCCCAGGGCGTAGAGCTTCATCTGTGGGTTGTCGTGCGCGTCGACAAGCACCCCGGCGCCGTACTTGAAGTCAATGACCGTCGCGGTGCTGTCGGCGATGATCACGCAGTCACCGGTGCCGAACCCGTCCGGGACGAGGTGGGAGAAGTCCAAGCGCTGCTCGATGAGGATCTCGGCGTCCGGCGTGGTCTTCCTTGCTTCCTTGAGTTGGTCGAGGACGTAAGCAACATAGTCGTCGGTGAGCTCGTCCATCTCTTGGTCTTGCCGGTCGGAGATGGGGTGGGTGGTGTCCATGCCGAGGGCTTGTCGGAGCTTATGCTCGGCGAGCTCGTGGGCTGCGGTGCCCTGGGCTGCCGCGTCGGACTCTTGGTCATCTATCCCGGCTTCGATCCTGGCTGAGGGGGTGCAGTTGAGCCAGCGGTGGGCGCTGGAGGCGGAGAGTACGGCGTGGGCTCGGCCTGTGTGAGCGGGGGGCTGGTCTGTGCCCCGGTCGGGGTCTTCGAGGACGCCGTAGCTTTCGACCTTATCGAGGCTGAGGCGCTGCTGGGATTGGCCGGTGGGTTCGAGGGGAACCGACTTTTTGTTAAGCCCTCCGCGCATCTTGAGCACGTTGCCTTGGTCGTCTTTGACGTGGTCGCAGTGGTGTGTCTTGATTGCGTCGCGGAGCTCGTCGAGGTCGAGACTGTCGATCGTGCCCCGGCTGATGATCGGGATATAGCTAGACAACCTTTTTCGCCTCCTCGAGCAGTGCAGCGTAATTCCCTTCGGGAACGTTGGGGAGCTTGGTCCCTCCGTGGCTGGTGATGAGATTCTTGACGATGTCTCGGTGCCCGGACTTGACTAGCCTGTTCAGCTCCTTGCGGACGGTCTCGAGGTCTACGGTCGGCGCTGGGGTGTCGACCTTGTCCTGGTCCTCGTCTTGGGTGGTGGTTTCGGTGACTTCTGGGGTGGGCGGGTCTTCCACTTGCGGCCCGGATAGGTGGGCGATGTCGGCGTCTCCAACAGCTGATTCGGACCAGTCGAGGGTGGCTTCTTCGCATTGGCGTACGGCGGCGAGGACTTCGGCTAGGCCGTCGTAAATCTTTGTGAACCCGGCGCGCATGGCGTCGAGAGGTTGGGTGGGGGTCATGGTTGGTCCTTTCGTGTTGCTAGGAGGTGGTCGGCCAGTGCTCTGCCTAGGGGTGTGGGCTGGCCGTGGTGGTTGATGAGCTTTCGCATCTGCAGCGCGGTGCGTACGGCACCTTTGGGTGTCGCGCCGTTGTAGACGGCGTCAACGAGCGCGGTCTTGCCGACCGGGGAGGTTGTGTCGGCGAGCTGGGAGAGGTCGTGGCGTGTCATGGGAATGTCACCGCCACCCAAAAAAGGACTGCCAGGAACGCGCATGCGCTGAGTGCACCGAGGAAGTCACGGATGGTCATGACAGCCCCCACAGGATGACGAGGAGGGCGCAGGCGGCGAGGACCATGAGGATGAACATGGCGAGGATCAGGGCGAGAACATCGGCCATGGTGGTTTTGCACGCGGGGCGCGATGGCTGCTGTGTAGTGATGTCCTTCTCGGCCTTTGCCAGGAGGCGGGCCTCGTAATTCCGGTACGCGGGGTGGTTGGTGGGGATGACCCTCTTTGCTGGTGGGAGTGGGAGCACCCGCTTCATCGGCGGGGTGTCATCGTGGCGGCTCATGCTGCCTCCTTGATTCCGAAAAGTTGGTTGATGTGATGGCGCGGGAAGACGGTCCGGTTCCCGGCGCGGATGGGCTTGAGCTCTGGGCAGCGGCCTTGGCGGGCTTGCTCGTAGAGAGTGGATTTGGAGATGCCTGTGATCGCGGAGACTTCCGCGACGGTGTAGGCGTGTAGTGTTGTCATGTGAGTACCTTCTTTGTTGGTGGGTGCTGGACTCGCCTCCGCTTTGGCTGCAACCTGAGCGGGGGCTTTTTGGTGGGGCGTGTGCGGGTGGGTGGTAGCAGGAGGGTCGCGGCAGCTTGGCGAAGCGGAGTACAAGCCGCTCATGGTGCGTCGCTTTGGGCTGATCGACATCCCCTTCGGAGAGTGGAAGGCACGTACCCTTGACCGCGTCTCCTGCTATCCCCTAGGGGCACATCGCGCCCCTGTGCCGCGCCCAGGACTCGCACCTGGGTGGGGTGGCTTCTTCGCGGCTAGTATTTGTATTCGCGCCAGCCGTTTCCTCACGCCGTGGGCGATCCCGGCGTGGTGTGGCCACGGGTTCCCTGTGGGTCTTGGCAATCTAAGCTCCATGCTCACCAAGGGGTTCCCGCGCCGTATCTCTCTGGCGCTGTTCACTATCGAGTTTTCAATCAACACGGGCCATGAATGGCCCTGTGCCCTAGCCGGGAATCGAATCCGGCCCATGCTCCAAGTAGGGCTAATTACGTCACAGTGACGAATATTTCAGATACAGCTCCTCCAGGCTTCCCCTCCCAGAGGAACTGGCTAGCTAAGCGATCTCGTCTATCTGGAATCGCCCGTCGAGGAATCGGGAGACGAAATATTCCTGCCCCTTCCCAGTGACCTTGGGTGTCTTCGTGATGCTGGTATGACCATCGGAATGCACGACAGTCGTTTCCTTGATCCGCATGATCCCTAGCTCCAGTGCCTTCTGTGTCGGGGTGTTCCAGTCGGTGCCCTTGCGGTTTATGAGGAACCCCTTGGTCCTTAGCCATGCGAATAGGCGGGTGCCACCGACTTGGATGCCGTTGCCGCGGAGGATCTTCGCCAATTCACCAACGAGGATCGTGGAGTTCGATGCGCTGACAGCATCCGCGAAAATAACCTTCGGCTTATCCGCTTCGGCCTGGGCCTCCAACTCGACCCGGCGAGCACGCTCGTTCTTCAAGTTCGTGGCCAGTTGGATGATCGTGTCCGGGTCGGTGAGGACTTCCTCAACCTTCGCTGGGGTGAGGTATGCCCCATGGCGCCGGATCGCGGGAAGCACTTCGTGAGTGACCCAGCGCTTAAACTCTTTAGCCTCAGGGCGCTTACTCCCAAGGATCGCGGTATACAGCCCCGCCTCGGTAATGACGGTGAGTTGCTGCTCTCCACCAAGGGTGTGCAGATTCTGCACCCCCTTTTCATCGGCGTCAAGCGTGCGAGTCATAGCGCTGGTTGCGCTGTACCCGAGCACGTCTGATACATCTTTGGCGACCCAGCGTGGGTTCGCTGGGTCATCCGCAATCACGCGGACGCCGTGGCCCTTGAAGTTGAACTGTTGCAAATCCATCTGGTATCCTTTCGTTAGATTGTCTGCTTTGCCCCTGTTCCCGCAGGGGCTTTTCTTATGCGGCGTGTGCTTGGTCTTCGAGGATCATGGTGTCCAGGGGGCGGTTGGTGATTCGCTTGAGGATCATGAGTGTGGGGATGGTGGGGACGCTTTTGCCGTCGCGGTAGTTGCGGACGGTGGTGCCGGTTTTGTTGAGGAATTTCCATCCGAGTTCGTCGATGGATCGGCATCCGGTTCGGTCCATCGCTTCCGTGATGATGGTGGGGTCTAGGCGCATCGTGTTCACCTCCTTGGTATGCGGTTCTCCGCTTGCCTGATTGGCTTGCGTTAGCACCATTATGCACACATTAGCATTTAAACGCAAGCTAATTGGAAAATTTTCTTGTTTTCGCAGGTCGCAGGTTAGCTATAAATTGCTAACATCAGCTTTTGCGTGTAATGTTCAGCGCATGAAACACATTGAATGGTTCGAAATGACGACCTCCGACTCTGTTCGCGCTGCGGCTAACACGATCGGCATCCCCCAACGCACTCTCGCTGCCCAAATCGAAAAAGGCCGGATTTCCCCTGAGAACGTCATCGCGATCGCCGTGGCCTACGACCACCACCCTGTAGGCGCACTCGTCGAGACCGGCTACCTCGACGCCAAGTGGGCCGAGCAGGTAGACCCTATGCGGGCACTCCGTGCCGTCACCGAGCAGCAACTCGCCGACGAAGTGCTACGCCGCATGGAAATGGGAGTTGAACGCGGTGGGGCGCTCGACACCCCCATCGACGAGCTCGCGACAAAGAGAAAATCGAACACCACCCCCGGTGTCCCTGACGGTGTCTACACTGACGGCACCGTCGAAGAGTGGGATGACACCCTCCCGCACGCGGCGGACTCCAGCCCAGACGAAGACCAACTACGAGAGGAGGAAGGTGCCAGCGACATTCCATGACCTAGAAACCATCGCCTACCACCACGGCGTCCGCGCCATCACCTGGCACCGCAGCGGCCCCAAAGGTGCGTGGATACCCCACCAGCACCGCATCAGCCTGCGATACGGCATGAGCGACGTGCAGACCCTATGCACCTTTGCCCATGAGGTCGGCCACGCAATCCACGCCCATCCCCCGTGCCAACCAGGCACCCCCTATGAGGTGAAAGCGGACGAATGGGCTGCGAAAACCCTCATCACCACCCAAGATTACGAGAAGGCCGAAACGCTACACCTCGACCACACATGGCCCCTCGCCCAAGAACTAGGCGTCACCATCGACGTACTCACCACCTGGAAAAACCTACAATCCCGGAAGGCCTCATGACCCAACCCCAACAGCCCCAGAACTACCCACAAAACAACGGCCAGCCCCAATACCAACAGCAGCCATACCAGCAGCCACCGAAGAAGCCGTGGTACAAGCGGCTCGGCTGCATCATCCCGCTGGCAATCGTCGCCGTCATGATCCTGCTCGTCGGCGGCTGCATGGCCCTATTCGGCAAAGCAGCCAACGACGTATCCAACGATATGGACAAAGAACACACCATCACCTACAGCGTCGAAGGCGACGCCCAGGACGCGCTGGTGACCTACAACACCGGAGAGTCCAACACAGCGCAAGACAACGGCGTTGCGGCCGGATGGACCAAGGATGTCACGGTCAAGGGCTTCTTCGGTGGATACATGTCTGCCACCAACGGCATCAACGATCAGGGCACCATCACCTGCAAGGTGACCGCTAACGGCAAGACCGTGAGCGAAAACACTGCCAGCGGGCCGGGTGCTTCGGCTTCCTGCAATGCCAGTGCCGATGACATCAAGAAGGCATTCGAGTAAAAGACCTCGAACAAACGGATAAACGCCCCGCTGGTCCTCGGGAAAGGCAGCGGGGCGTCAACGTCTCCGGACAGAAGACAAGGATTGATTCTACATGGCTATTTCTAAGCGCCAGACCCCCACCGGGAAAACACGGTGGGTAGCCCGCTACCGCGACCATGCCGGCAAGGAGCACGCCAAGACCTTCACCACCCAGAAGCAGGCGAAAGCCTTCCTCCAGGAGCAGCAGCGCGCACTACGCCGCGGTGAATGGGTGGACGAGAAGACGGCGCCCACGCTCGCCGAGTACTGGCCTGTGTGGGCTGCGACGGCCACGACGCCGGGTACGGTGAGCGCGCGCGAGCAAACGAGGAAGAATTTGGGTTATCTTGAGGGTATGCAGATCACGAAGATCACTCCGAGTGTGCTCCGCGCGTGGGTGTCGCAGCTGCGTACTGGGAGGGACTGGGTTCCGGGCTGCACTGGGCTGGCCGAGAACACGGTGCGCACCCACTGGTCGCAGCTATCCGGCTGCTTTAACTCCGCTGTGGAGGACGGCATTATCACCGCCTCCCCCATGGCGCGGGTGAAGCTGGGGAAGTCGCCCGGGCAGGGCGTGAAGCCAGCGAAGATCCCTGACCTCGAATCGGTGCAGCGCGCGATCAAGCTCCTGGACTCCACCGGGCGGGATACGCAGGCAACCATGATCATCCTGGCCGCGTCAACGGGCATGCGGGCTAGTGAGGTCTGCGGCCTGCGGTGGGAGAACGTCGACCGGCGGAAGGCCGTGGTGCATGTCGTGGAGCAGGCGGCGTCAGCGCATACGCGCAGCCGCGGGGAGCTCGTTGGCGAGGAGCGGTGGGCTAAGCGGCTGAAAACTCCGACGTCGTACCGGGATGTTCCGCTACCCGCGTCGACTCTGGTGCGGTTGCGGGAGCATCGTTTGCGGCACCCTGCGGCGCCGGGTGAGCCAATGTTTGTGAGCTCCGTGGGGAAGATGTGGAACACGAAAACTTTGGGTATGGCGATGCAGAAGGTGGGGCTGCGGTTCCACGATCTGCGGCATCTGTATGCGTCGAATCTGATCCGTCAGGGGCTGGGTGTGAAGGCGGTCCAGGAGATGCTGGGGCATTCGAGTGCGTCGATCACGCTGGATGTGTACACGCATCTGTGGGCTGATGAGACGGATCGGGCTCGTGTGGCTGCGGATGATCTGGTGCGGACTTTTTGCGGACTGGGTGACGTCTCGGGTGGGAGTTCTGGCGCTGTTTAG